TCCTTCATTCATATATTCTGCGAATGATTTAATACCATTTTCATAATGATATTTTACTTCTTTTTTATCTTCTTCATCTATTACTTCTACTGAAAGACCTTTTAGTAAGAAGGCAGATTCTTGCATTCTTTCACATATAGTTGTAAATGAGAAGTTTGTAGTAGAAAATATTTTATCATCTGGCATAAATCTAACAGTAGTACCAGTTTTATTAGTAGGACCAACCTTTTTTAAAGGACTATCTACTTCTCCACCATTTTTAAAACTGATTGTATATTCTGCCCCATCCCTTTTAGATGTTACTATCATCCATTTTGAAAGTGCATTTACAACGGAAGCACCTACACCATGAAGACCACCAGATACTTTATAGTTTCCTTCTTCAAACTTACCACCAGCATGAAGTATTGTATAAATAACTTCTGGTGTACTTTTTCCAGATGCATGCATTCCAATTGGAACTCCACGTCCATTGTCCGCTACTGTTATACTTTTATCTTTATTTATTAAAAACTCAACACCGTTAATTGTTTGATTTTGAGCAGTATAATATAAAAAATTTCTATTTTGCACTTTTTTTTCTACACATCCTGTTTCATAAGCCGACCAAGGTGTTGCTGTTGAACCTTTTTCTATTTTTATGTTGTCTAATATCTCTTCTTCATTTTCACCGCTATTATACAAATAATAAACTACTAAATAATTAACATTTTTAGATGTAGTTAATGTTATAGAACTTCCTTCATTGTTTACCTTTCTGTCTATTATTGTTTCTCCAATTTTCGGAATATTTGCAGTTGTTCCTACTACAAATCTAGCTCCTATAACTTTTCTAGAAACTGTATATGTATCAGGTTCTATCTTTATATAAAAAGTTTTTCCGGAAGAATTTGCAGTAATACTAGAAATGTCCGGAACTCCGTTTAATTTATTTACATTATCTTTATCAAATAAATTCACATTACTTCCTGTTGTTTCAATTTCACTCGGATAATCTGTAGACGGCATCATACCGTATTGTTCGATACTTGTTGCTTTTGTTCCATCTTCTAGTTGAAGAGCTAATTTAATATTGTTCAATGTTGTTCCCGATACTACTGTGATTTCAGCTGTTGCACATTCAGTTGTTATAGTTTTTGTTGTATACTTACTTGTACCTGACTTGTATTTCAGTTCAGCTTCACCATATACGCCATTTGAATTTCTTATTCTAAATGCTAAATAAAACGCTCCTGTTGTGCTCGCTGTTCCGTTTAATATCTGTAGAGACATTGTTCTGCTAACATCTGCTGTCAGTACACTTTTAAGCGGTATAGAAAAGAAACAATCGCCCGTAGCAGTTCCGCTTAATGTGTATATTCCTTTTTCATCTACACTTAAATTAACACCATTTATTGTTTTTGCAGAACTCAAAGGAATTTTGTTTTTTCCGCTCCTTGTCTCTTGCTTATGTCCACCTTTCAGTTTCCACTTCATTTCTAAGTTCGAACTGTCTTCTATATGTACACTGTTGCCTTCTACATTACCGCTCTGGTATTTGAGCTTTTAACTCGTTGTTCTCAGTTTGAAGTTGTTCAACTTTGCTAATTAAATCTTCTGCGTTCTCGTTTGTCATAACATGTTTCTGTATTATTGCCTCTGTTTTTTCTGCAATTTTTTGTAAGTCACCCGGTATATTAGCAATATCATTCACATCCGGATATGGTATTTTATATTTACTTGTTTGTCCCATTTTTTACACCTCTTTATACAATTGTTCATATGTCTTGTTGATCAAATCAACATATTTTTTGCTTATATAATCTGAATATTTATAAAATCCTGTGCTTTTTACTCGTATTTTTAATAAAAAACTAGAACCTGCATATATTTTGCTCGGTTCTAATATTTTTTCTTTTATCTCAAACATTTTATTTCCCACTTTCTAACATATATAAGTTAAATTGCCAACAAATTTCATTTTTGTATTTACACTGTCTTGCTCTGTATATATTTTTATATTAACATTTCCTTCTTCTGAAACATATATAGCTGCAACACCCTCTCCGCCCATATTTCCGCGGTCTTTTAATACTGAACTAGCTATTGAATCGCCATTAGCACTGTTTGAAGGTTTTGCAAAACTCGGAATATTACGAATAATTAGTACGTTTTTCATATTACTCGTTACCGTGACAGTTACATTTACTATTTTTCCTATTTTTTTAAAAGTTGCTATATAAGAAAAACTTCCTTCATCTAAACTTCCTTCCGATCCCGATACAGTTTCTTCTTCTACTTCGTTTAAAATATAAGCACTTCCATCTTCTACTTCAGATAGTTCTTTTTGTAACTGTGTTAATATACTTCTATATTCTGATGTTATTGAATTGTATATAGAATCAAAATCTAAAAACGTTCTCATATCTTGAAAATCAGTTATCCCATTAGCTCCTGTTTTAAATCTTGCTAATTCATATTGATATTTTCCAGAATTATTTTTAACTATATTAGTTTGTGTTAAAACCGGATGTACCTTTTACTATCTTATAGACGCCTTGATTAAACTCACTTTCTGTGTTTGTTTTATCTAAATCTATCTCTATAACTAATTTGCAAAAAGCAGTGCTTGTTCCCGCAGATATGCTAGAAGATGTATCTTCTTCTAGAAATCTACCTTGAATACATGCTGCCCCACTTTGTATTGTTACTATATTTTCATTATAAGTTACCTGCATTCCGTTTTTATAATTGTTAGAAACCCCATTTGTTCCGTTTAAAAAAGTATTTATAAATAGTGCAAAAATCGGATTTCCAAATAGTTGCTTACTAAATACATGTCCTTTTAACATATTATTTTCTCCTCTCTTGATTAAATTTATCTATAAACTTAATTCTTATATTTCCGCAAACATACTCAATAAACTTGGCAGGTGTTATTCTTATTGCAGATATATAAGTATCAAAAATTAAAGACTCCTTAGTCTTTATTGCAATAGGTGTTCCTATCTTCATTATTTTGTCATATAAATTAAATGTAATGTTATGATTATAAGAATTAGATTTCATCACATCTAAAGCTTTCTGTTGTGCATCTTCGTAGTTTTCCGTATAAACGGTTTCTACTTTACCTTTTACTCTGTTAGTGTCATTCATGTTCGTTGTAGTAGTCCTGTCATTTTTTAAATACAATGTATAAGTTTGTGTACTTGTTAAAACTATTACTTTACTTACTACATCAGTTTCAAACACTTCTGAATAATTAGATATTGCATGTGCTTTTACATCTATTAATTGTTTTTTATACGACTTATTTTCTATTGTTATTACTAATTTTTTATTTACAATAGAAAAATCGTACACAATATCATAATTTTGTGTACAATTTGTCATATATGTATGTAGATTGTAAATTCCGTCTTGAACATTAGTTACAGACGTTTGTTTTTTAGTATGTGTCTTCGCAACTACTTGTAAGTAATTTCTATTAATAAATGCATCTGCATTAGAAATAAAATTGTCTGTTATAGCTTTTGCAATAAAATCTTCTATTCCTGTGCTTTTTATTAATTCTTCATGTTCTAATTTAACGTTTTGATCAAACATGTTTGTTATATATTTTAAAACAAATTCATAAAGTAGCTTACCGATCTTCATTTTGTACTTGTTTCATTACTCCCCAAAAAACAACTTCATTGTTTTTCTTTACTGCTATTATATCTCTTGCTTTAGCATTTGTTTTTTTAAGAATCTTTAACAATGTAGTAGCATTTGTTTCTTCGTCTATACATATTTCATAATCTGCTATTTCTACTATATCTTTTACTTTAAAGTTCTTATAATCAAATATCCAGATAAAAACTTTATTAGTTTCTATTTTTATTTTTTCTTTAGTAAAAACTTGTACCTTTTGAGTATCTTCATAAGTTCTACCTGCTAAATCTGTAAATGTTATATCTGCATTGTATATTCCGCCTATAGTAGGTGCTATTATTTCTACTTCATAATATCCTGTTTGGTTATTATAGACTGCTAGATAAGCTTGTCCATTAAAATTAATTGTCACATTATTCATCTCTAGCACCTCCTATACCGCTTTATAGTAAGCTAATATAGTTACTTGTGCATTTAGTACTTCGTTATCAGCTGTCAGCTTTAATTCGCAAGATTTATTTGCAGGAAGTCTTATAACATTGTCATTTTCAAAATCAATTACATCTAGACTAAATAAACTTTCTATAGTTCCATCTGTCTTTTGTCTATTTATATAGAACTCATTTTCTTTTGTCCCATACAACAGTTTTTCATATTCTGCTATTTCTACATTAAAAGCAACTGTTTGATACAGTTCTCCTTCAATATATAGCTCAACTTTCGGATTTACTAAATGCCCTGACATTTCTATTAGAACAGGAGCTTCTACATGTCCCTTATTGATGTAAGTTAAATTTCTATTATCGTAATCTGTAAATCTACTATCCCATCTAAAATCCCATCTAATTTCATCATCTTGTGCTTTAATTGTATATATAGCAACATCTTGTTTATACCATAACGATTTACAGTATATTGTTATCGGAGATATTAGTACATTATAGTCATCTTCTTCATTTTTATCTATTTTAACTATATCTATATCTCTATAAAATTCCTTTCTTTGAGATGTTTTTGGTACGTATATTAATTTTAAAGATTTAGACGATAATACAAAATCAATGAAATTAGTATATTCATCATATGTCATATTATAAAACTCTAATTCTCCTTCTATAATATTTTGCTTTATATTCTCTTTATTCTTCACAAAAGTATTGCATATTTGCACATATTCGGTTTCTTTTTCAAATCCTAAACCTGTTACATTGTATAAAAATAGATTGCCGTCAATTTTTTGGCAATCTATCCTCTGTCCTATTTCATTTTCGAAATAAAAATTTCTAATATCTTTAGAATCAAACATACTAAGTTCTATCACCCCAATCGCTTTCTATAACTCTTTTTATTCTCCTTATTTCTCCATCTGTTACACTTTGTGTATATATATTCAATGTTACATTTCTACTATTTTTATTGCTTATATTATTTCTTATATATTCTGCATTTTCCTTTTTAGTTAGTACTCTTTCGCCTTCATGTAGTCTTGCAACATAATTATTGTAAGGAACATAAGCTAACCCATCAGCATGTCCTGACGTTGAAGATACATTAATATTGTTTGTTTTTACACTTAATGCCGCGGCAACAGATGTCATTGTTCCATTCAAGAGTCCTACATTATCTTTTAATCCTTTATTTAAGCTTTTGATCCATTTTTCTCCCACATTGCTTAAATCTATCTTTTCTCCTTCAGCGCACACTTTGCTACATAGACTTTTATATGCTTCAACAACACTAGTATTTGTATTTAATGTGCTTGTTTGAGCTTTCAGTTCATCTTTTAAACTTTGTATTCTTTTCTCACTAGATTCGATTTGTATTTTCCACTTATCATCTTCTGTGTCTTTAAAGTTCTGTTTAAGCACTCCTAATTGATATTCTTCGTTTGCTATTTGAATTTTCAAATTTTCAACTGCACTATTACTTCTTTTTTGATAACTATAATTAACACTATCAGCAACCTTCTGTAAATTTTCTGCTGTTCCACTTGCTATTAAAGATGCATTTTGTTCATATATTGCGATATCATCGTAGTATCCTTGCAAAACTTCTTTCTGTTGTTCATATGTGTCTGTTTTTTCTTTTAAAGTTGATACTTCCTCTTTTAGTTGTTGTGTAAGTTTTAAATTCTCCATGCCGCCTTTAGCTTGATTTTCTTGTAACTCTTTTTCTTTTTGTAATAGTTTATCTTTATTATTTAAATATTCCTGTTCTGTTTCTACTAGATTATTTAAAACTTTCCCATATTCATTTAGTGCATTCTTATATTTTTCTTCTTGAGAATCTAATATTGTTTGAGCTTTCTTCTTTAATATTAGATTATCAATAGATTTAGTTAATTCGTCATATTTTTGAATTACACCATCTGTCAACTTGTATTCTGTACCAAGTGCCTCATTAACTTCGTTTAATATGAAATTTACTCTTCCTTCATATCCTTCTTTTACTTTTCCGTTTTCTTCTGTAAGATTTTTTAATTCAGAGCATAAATTTTGAATATGTTTTATTTCAGACAAGCCTTCATTTACTTGTTTTTTTTGTGTATCAGTTAATTCTTGTCTTGCATCTTTTAACTCGTTAATTTCATTTTTTAAACTTTCTGTACTTTGAGTAGCTCCCTCTTGTGATTCAGAAAAAGTTTTCATCATTGATATTACACTTATTATGCCTGTTACAACGCCTACAAAAGGTAGCGCTATCATTGCTACTTTTAGTGCATTTGTAGCTAGTGTTGCTCCTGATGTAGCAACTGCTTGTGTTGTTGTTGCAGTTGTTTGTAATTTAGTTGCTGTAGTTGCCGCTATTGTTGTAGTAGTATTAGCTTTTAACGTTGTTTGATTTATAGATAACTTTGCTGAAAGATTACCTACACATTTTATAGCATTACCATACGATTTTATTAGATTTCCTGTACCTGTTGTTATATTACCTATTGTTTTTACTAGAGGTCCTGCTACTGCAACCATAGCAGTAAATCTAATTACATTTTGTTTAGTTGTAGAATCTAACTCACTAAATTTCTTCACCGCATTAGACACTGTTAATAAGACGGGCTTTATATCTTTCAATAATGTTCTTAAAGAAGGTGCTAATTCATTTCCAAATTCAATCCCTAATTTTACAGCTTCGTTTTTTAACATTTTCATTTGCGATTCTGTTGTTGCATATCTTTTTGTTGCTTCATTCGTAAGCGCAGTATTATCTTTCCACGCTTTTGTTCCTGTTTCGATAGCACTATTAAATAAATTTCCTGCATTTGCAGCTCTTAACAAAGAGTCTCTTAATCTTACTTCAGATAATCCCATTTCTGTAAGTAGAACAATTGCACTTTCTCCTTTTTCTTCAGCAGTTCCTAAGCCTTTTATAAAAGCAGTTAGTGCACTTGTAGCATCTTCTTTCCATGCTTTTTTAAATTGCTCAGCTGTCATTCCTGATATGCTTGCAAAATCTTGTAAATTAGTTCCTGCTGTTATAAATTGCTTTAGTTCTGTGCTAGTCATACCAATTTCATCTGCAAGTGCTTTAAATCCCATAGAGTCGTTGGCAGACATTAACTCTAATTCTCTTAAAGACATTCCTGTTTTCTTTAATACAGAATCTAGATTCTTTCCTCCCATTTCGACAGCATTTTGCATCTTTACCATTGCTTTAGAGAGTGCTGAACCTCCCATTTCTGCTTCAATTCCAACGGAACTTAGAGCTGTAGCTAAACCTAAAATTTGCCCCTCTGACATTCCAACTTGATGTCCTGCTCCCGCTAATCTTAGTGCCATTTCAACTATTTCAGATTCAGTTGTAGCAAAATTATTACCTAAATCAACTATAGAAGATCCTAACTTATCAAAATCTTTTTGGCTCATTTGTGTAATATTAGCAAATCTAGCAAGAGATGTAGCTGCTTCGTCAGAAGACAAATTTGTAGAATTTCCCATATCAATCATAGTTTTAGTAAAAGATAATACATTGTCTGTTTGTATACCTAATTGTCCTGCAGCCTCAGCCACTGCGCTTATCTCAACAGCACTAGAAGGCAATTTTGTAGACATATCAAGTATTCCTTGTTTCAACTCTTCTAATTGTTCTGTAGTAGCATCTACTGTCTTTTCTACACCTGCAAAAGCACTTTCGAAATCAATAGAAGCCTTTAGCGAACCTCCTGCAACTGCTACAATACCTGCACTTACTACAGATAACTTATTTCCTACTTTTTCTATTTTTTCTCCTGCAGTTGTTAATTTATTTCCTAGTTTTTCGATTTTTTCTCCTACTTTTATACATGCTTCAGATTGTAACATTAATTTTTTATTAGTTTCATTCAGTGCATTTTTATAATTTTCCTGTTTTTCTTTTGCTTCAACTAATTTGTTTTTCCATTTTTCAGTTTCTTCTGAATTTTCACCGAATAGCTCTACAGATTTTTGGTATGCTTTATTTGTATTTTCTACTATTTTTGTTTGTTGTTCATATCTTTCTTTTAATTCTTGTACTCTTGTTGTTAATAAGTCTGTATTATTTTCACTACCTTTTAATTGTTGCTGATTTAACTTCAGTTCTTTATTAAGTGATGTAATACTTTTAGTAGATTTTTCAATTTCTTGTATGAAACCTTGTGCATCTGCATCTATTTTTATACTTTGTTTGTTCTTAGCCATCACTTAACCTCCCTTGGATTACTTATATAATTTTCATAAGCTATTTTGTTTTCTACAATATTGTCCAAGAAGGATATGTCACTCTCCCAAAAAGTTTCTATATCAATTTTATAAATTTGCACATAAAAAACATACATATCTGCTACAGTTTCGATATGTATGTTTGGTTTTTGATATTTACTTTTTGCTTTTTTTGTGACTTTTTTAAATCCTTCTTGGAATTTTAGTTTTTTCTTTTTAATAAAAGATTTACTCCTACTTTATTTATTTCTAACATGTCAATATCTTCTATTAACTTTAAAAAATCATCATAATCTATCTCTTCACCTGTTGCTCCTAGATAACCTGTATATACAAGTTTATAATAATCAGACATCCTTGGTTCTTTTTCTTGTTCTTGAATGTCTCTTAGAAGTTTTAATATGTCAAAATCTTCATATTTTTCTTCTATTTTTCTAAGAGCCGTAGGTGTTATTTTCAAATTTATTTCTTTATTATTTATTACCATTTTTCCCTCCTATAAAAAAGAAGCACTATTTTTAGTACTTCTTACATTGTTATAAATTAAAATGCAAATATTGAAATGACAAATAATATTTGTAATGTATTTTAATTTACTTTTATATTTGAATTATTTTTTTGAATTTAATATTCTCAATTCGTTTATAATGTCTTTTAACATATTAAAAAATAATATTAAAATTCCTCCACTTGTCCAACAAGTGATCATTGGTATAACGTCAACAGTATCTTTGCCACTAATCTGCGTATTAAATCCTAAAAATAATCCAGCTAACGCTACTATCACTATCATTACATATATTGTAGTTCTGTATCCTTCTACATGATCAACTTTTTTATTATCATTTTCTTTCTTTTCCATACAACCCCTCCTTGCTATAATTCTACATTTTATTACAAATTATAGCAAGGAAAAGTCATAGACATTTTTCGACAATATTTTAACCTTGAGGATCGGTTAATTTTACTAAATCAGGTGTAAAATTTGTTAGCCATTTTTCTTTTACTGTATTATCTTCTAATTCGTCTTCATAAGCTTCATAGTAGAATTTTTTATTACTATCTGCTAAAGCTGAAAATTCAAAATCTTTCATTTCGATTTCTGTTGTATCATTGTTTACTTTTACAGATAATCCTTTTACATTCTCTAGATTAGGAAATGCTATGTATTTTATATTTCCGTCCATATCTTGTACTTTTGCTGCAAAAGCAAATGGATTAGAAAACGTATCAGTACCATAAGCATATACGCCTGTCTTTAGTCCTTCATTGCTTAATCCCATTATTTTTCGAGATGATGGAATCTTAGCATGTCCTGTTAATGCAACAGTCATATCAGTTATTCTTTTTATTTTTTTTACAATTACGCCTTCACATTTTTTTACAACTTCTTCTACATTAGAAGTTCCATCTAACGTTCCAATGCAACCAAAAGCAATTGCAGTTTCATTTTTAAATTGTATTGATCCTTCTATTATTTTATAATCATCAAATTCCTCAACTTGTTTCATTGTAATTCCTCCTCTATTTTTTTATCTAAATGATTTAACAGTCCTTCTGCTATTTCATTTTCTTTATTATCAAGAGCTTTACTAAAAAAAGCTTGCTCTCCTTTTCTTTTTTGTCTAAATCCTCTACCTTCGTCAGGAAATATTAAATAACCAAAATCTTTCGACTTTGGCTTTAAATGTGTTTGTATTCTTACTCCTAAGTTAAATGTTGCTTTATCCAAACTTTCAACATCTTTTGCATGCACTTTCGGAGCATTCTTTACCTTAGCTTTATTCTTCGTTGAACGCGGCATATTTGCATATACCTGTTTTCTTAAAATATTACCTGCATCATTCCATAAATAATTATTTATTTCATACTCTGCTTTGCGAGGTAAAGCTTTTATTCTTTCTTCAAATTTAGCTAACTCAACAAAATCTAACGTTAATTCATTGTATTTACTCATTTTAACCCCTTTCAGGTCTTTCAAATACAAATGTATTCATATCTATCCATGTATTTGTATCAGCTAATTGAACATCGTCAGTTTCTGACCCAGTAAAGTTTAGACCTAATTGTTTTATTTTATTTATAATTTTGAAATCAGAGATTTTTTGTTCTCCTTCATACACATATGAAATATATATTTTTCTCACATATCTTCCGCATCCATTATCAATAAGTCCACCTCTACGAAAAATGAAGTAATTGTAATTTCCATTAAGTTCATTTTCATAAATTCTCTTGTTTCCAACAGGTAAATCAAACGTTTCTAATGCTTCTATTATTTTTTCATCATCCATTAACATCACCTACTTTTTTATTAGTAGCTTTTTGTAAATATAGATATATGTTTTTATTGTCACTAGAATCCCTTTTCTTTACTTCATAAATATCATTATCGTTATTGATTTTTATTTTTATATTTTCAGGAAGTGAAGAAAGTGGGATTCTTACTTTTTTATCAATTGTATATCCTAAAGATTCTGCTATATTATTATCGCTATCTCTTATATTCACATATGCAAAAGGTCTTTTACCTTGCATTATAATTTCTTCTCCAACTTTTTCTTTTTTTGCATTTTTCAATATCTTAATATTTCCAAAATACAAAATACCATCATTGTATGTTTCATGATAGTTTTTACTATTTCTTATAAAATTAACTTTTGCCATATTTAACCTCTAACTTCAAAATATAATGTAGATTGTTTTCAATAAAATACTCTTCTGAATTATTCCATGCATATCTACAGAAAGTTTTTAAAAGCCCTCGTGCTATATTATCATCATAAAAGTCAATAGAAGTCTTGACGTCATCCTGCAAGACTTCTACTCCTTGTTTTATATAACCTCTTACTTTGTTATCTGTCTCATCGTCCTTCCATGTTATATTTAAATTGTTTTTAACTTCCTCTAGAAATTCATCATCTTTTTTTATCTCATTATCTAGATTCACTTACATCACATCCTATGCATTTACAGTTTCTTCAGCAGTAACAGCTGAAATATCTAGTAATAAGAATGAATTGTTATCTCTTGCTTTTCCATTTGCATACAATTTAGATAAATATACTCTTTCATCATCTAAGAAGTGGAACTCATCAGAATATTCTATTTTTTGATTCATTCCAACTGATAAATCATATTTTTCTGCTAGTCCTATAACAGCTTCGCCTACAGATACTGAAGATTCTTGTATTATATCAACTGGGAATGGGAATTGATTTGCTATATATTGTCCTAATGCATTTTTAGTTGTTGTTATAGCCCACACTTTTTCCCAGTAATCAACAGGATTTACTACTAAAGTTACTTTTGTAACAACCCTTTTTCCTCCGTTTGTAAGTTTTGCAATTATTTTTCCTAGTGTTTTTGGTTCAAAGTCTTTAATTTTTATAGCAGTTTTTCTTGGAACTGGTTCTCCTGGTGTTACAGCTGCTTCAAGATCTCTGTCCATTCCATATGGTTGTTCTACACCTGTTCCTGTTACAATTGCTTTAACTAATCCTTTAGACATAGCTTCTGTTAATATTGTTCTTATGTATGTCTCTAACCACGCTGGACCTAATTTTAGATAAGCTTTACAAATAGGTAAGAATGCACTTAATTTATAAAGAGTTGTAGATTCTTTTTTGAACCCTGCTTCCAATTCTTTCTTTATTCCATCACAAAGCTTACCCCACCAAGCTTCTTCAACATCACCTGTTCTTTTAATTACCTCTGTGATTCCTGTTACATTCATCGCTTTTATTTTAGAAAGCAATGGATGTGCTTCTACCAAATCTTCAAATACTCTATTTATTGTTGTAGTTGGCATTACAACATCCATATCTGTTAATGCTTCTTTTACTTTTGTTGCTTTCATTGCATCTGCTAATTTCTCAAAATATTTCACTTCTTCACTTGTTAATTGTTTTGCTCCTCTATTTGTTAATATCATTGTATCGTTTTGAAATGTAGCTTGTTCTTTTGTTACTCTTTCTGCAACCTCCTGTGCTACTAACTCCATCCATTGTTGCATTACTTCTGCTTGTTCTTCTGTTTTTCCTTCTTCCATAGCTTTTAAAGCCTTTTCTTTAATATCTTCTCTATTTAAATCTTTTACTGAACTCATAATTATTTTTCCTCCTTCAAAATTGCGTTAAAAAAAGACTCAAAAACATTGTTTTTTGGTCTTTCTTCTTTTTCTTTTATTTTTAATTCATATTTGTTTTCTAACATCTCGCAGATTTTTTCAAAATTTATTTCTTTATTTTCTTTCTCCATAAATTTTGTTTTTTCTGCATTTTGTTTTAATTCTTTATTTTGTTTCGCTAGTTGCAAAAAACTCTTTGTTGCTGATTGTTCAATACTTTCAGAAATTGGCATCAGTATATCTGCGAACCCCATATTATAGCATTCCTCAGCAGTAAGATACGTTTCCGCATCTAGTAATTCGACTAATTCCTCTCTACTTATATTTATTTTTGATAGATATGATTCAATTGATGTTTCCATAATTTTATCTAAATCATCTGCTGTTTTTCTTAATTCCTTTGAATTTCCTCCTGTATAAGTCCAACAATTATGAATCATCATCATAGAATTTTTAGGCATATATACTGTATCTCCTGCCATTGCTATTACACTTGCAATAGAACATGCAAATCCGTCAACGTATACATTAACTTTTGCAGGGTGTTGTTTTAGTAAGTTAAACATCGCTATGCCTTCAATAACATCACCACCCAAAGAATTTATATGTAGATTTATTTCCGTGATATCGTTTAATTCAGCAAGTTTGTCTTTTAAACACTTAGCAGAATTAGATTCATCATCCCACCAGTAATCGGCAATATCGCCATATAAATAGATATTTACACTATTTCCAGCTTGTTGCTTAATTCTGTTCATATTCTTCCTCACCTCCTTCAACTTTCATATAATTTTTAGTTACATAAGATTTATCAGCCCATTTTTCATCTAATTGTTCTTCCCCTAATTTGTTCAATAAGTAGTTGTGCTTAAATCCTATTCTAAATGCTTTATCTAAAGAGTCTGCCTCTTTTAGCCAATTTATAAATTCTGTTGTTATTAAATCCATTTTTATATATGTTCCTTTTAAGTACTGTTGTTTCGAATATGCCTTTTTGTTAATTTCAGAATTGAACATACTTGCAAAAGGTTTTAATGCATGTGTCATATATATTTGTTCCTGTTCTTTCAATTCATTCTTATTGCCATAAATTAAGTCAACAGGAATATTAAATATAGATGCTATATTTTCTAAAATTTCTTTTCCTGCCTCTTTCATATCAGATACTTTATCAGTATTTGTTTTCGAACTTTTTTCATCTAAATTAGTTAAAGAGAATCCTTTTGGTAATGTTAAAACATTTCTTTCACCTTCAATAAATGGCTTTATAATGCTATCAATTAAATTTTGCAAATCATTGTCTTTTCCATCCTTTAAGTTATTAGTTGAATCATAATTAACAATAATTTTTCGCATTTTGTCTCTTACATAAGCATTTTGCATAGCACCTAAGATTTTAGAATAATTGTTATCTATAGAATTAATCAATGATTTTAATCTAGAGTCATTTAGACTAAAATAAAACACATCGTTCATATAAAACCTATCTTTTAATTGATAATCGTCTATCACTACTTTTTCAAAATAATAATCTTTTAAGGCCAATTTATTAATTTCAAAACTATCTGCTACAAATAAATTATTATTTAAATTTATTATTAAAGCTTCTTGATTTCTTATTAACTGTGTTAAAAATTTAAAATAAAAATCATATTTATTTGAGTTTAAATTTGGTGCAACGTTTAATTTGTAATACATATTCTTTTTTACTTCTTTATGATTTTCGTATGTTTTAAATTCTGTGCAAATAAAAGAACTTGCTAATAAAGAAATTACTTTTCGTAACCCCAACTCTTTATAGCAAGTTTCGTTTATTAAATCTATACATTGACTTAAACATATTACATCATTTTTATTAAACCATTTTTTCATATAATCTGATGCAGTTTCTATAAATCCCAAACTCCCACCTCCTTTTAATAAGTTTTTAGAAATGTCTTTAAATAATTTTCATCTATTTGTTGTGATTCTTTTAATTCATTTTGTATACTAGTAGCATGTGTTAAAGCCATAAATCCGTCATTTTTTCTACTTTGTTGTTCTATTTTTACAAATACTTTATTTCCATTTTTTCTTGGTTCTACTGCTGTGTTATTAACATACCATCTCATTAATGTGCTATCCCCAAAAACCAAGTTATGGTTTCCAAACCAATCTTCAAGAACGCCATAAACCATAGTATCTGTGAACTCTCCGCTTCTCACTATTACTATTTCACCTGTTTTATTACTTGCAGTTCGTAATGTTAATCCTACTTTTTCAAAAGCTTCTATAAAATAATTTGCTTTTACTTTATCTATCGCTATAGCTATTATATTATATTTACCCATCTGCTCTATAAACCATTCTGCAATTGTTTCCGGTGGAATAGTTGGTTTAGTTATATATGTAATTTCACCTTTTGCTTCTGCTTCTTCTAATATTTCTTTTTTTATTAATTTTAAATGCGGACTATTTTTGTTTATAAATGTGTGATGTAGCCAATACTTTTTACTATTTTTTTTAAATAATAATCCACAACCGCAAAAATCTCTTACGCTTGCATAATCTAGTCCTCCAATACAAGATTCACCTTCTAAATTTGGAATTTCCTGATTAGTTTCTAAAATATCTTTCCAACTAGCAACCACCTTAGTTTCGTCTTGATGTGGTATATTCATTCTTTTAGTCATAAATTCGTGGAATAGTGATGGTCTTCTTAAAGCTTTTTGATATTCGTCTAGCATTGTATTCATTAAATCCTTAAATTTATTTAAGGATGGATTTGCTTTTATCCAATTACTAGGATCTTCTACTTCTTTTTCATTATCTAATTTACATATAAAAAATAAAGTCCTTGTATTTTTAATTACACCACTATAAACATCTTTTGCTTCTTTTTTATAATCATCGATTACTCCACCTCGTACATCGCCATCTGTTGTAATGTATGTTACTCTAAAATTCTTCTTTTTTCCTCCTCCAGATGTATGTACTTTTATGTTTTTGTAATCTTCATATGCATGTATCTCATCAAAAAATACATGTCCGTGGTCTTCTACCATCTTTTGTCTTTGAATTGCTTGTATTGTAATTAATAGTAGACCTTGTTGTTTTATTTTCAATTTCTTCTAAAGTTATGTTAAAAGCTTTTGATAATTTTGAATTATCTTCTATCATATCGTGAACATCTGTAAAAGAAGTTTTAGCTTGGTCTTCTGACGTTGCTATTATATCTATATCATATTTTTTGATTCCGTGTTGTTTAGTTGTCTGATAAAATATCTCTGTACTTATATATCCATTCTTTCCAAAACCTCTTCCACCCATAATAAAGAACTCGTTAAATACTAACGAGTCATCTTCATAATATAATCCATATTCACATGCATCAAGAAATTTTTCCCAATCTAAAAGCGGATATTCAAACCACTTTTCTTTTGTTACTATTGCTTTTTCAATTTCTTCATGTTTTATTATGATATTTTCTGTATCTAGTTTATTTTTTAGCCATGCTACCATTTGCTTTTGTTCTTCACAAACTTTTATTTCTTCATTTTCTACAATTTCAAACCATCTATCAATATATTTGTTATACTTCATATTCTCCATCACCTTCATCTTTCGATTCAGGTGCTTTTATTCCAAGTTTATCAAGTATTTTCAATTTTTGAGCATTTACCTTCGTAAACTCAGCAATGCTGTCATTTTTCTTGCGACCTTTTTGACCACCACCATTATTCCAGGCTATACTTACCCCTCTATCTTCTATGTCTTCATTTAGCTTGTCTTCAATTTTAGTGAATTTAATATACTTTTCTAATAATTCCATAGTGATTTTGTTGTAATTGTCTTGTGTTATAAGTTGTTCCTCTAATGTCTTTTTTAATTCTTCATATTTTTTCAAGTTTTCTTTAGATTCTTTAGGCATTTTTTTAATTCTACCTCCCCTCATGCAAAAATTTACAAAAAATCTATTTTTATGAGCAAGCTACTCGTTCGGGAGATCCCCGCGACGACCCCAAAAGTTTTGACAGGGGGTATTATTTATTGTAATTTTCTACAAATTTTATGACTGTATCAACAGTCTTCTTGTCAAATCTCATATTCTTTCTACTACATCTTCTGTCTATAATATCATAATCTAATCTCTTTTTTAAATCTTGTATAGTATAACTTTTACCACAGCAGTTTCTTAATACTGCGTATTCTATTCCTCTATAATAATTGAACATTAGTTCTTTAAATCTATTTGCTGTTTCCTGCTCTAAATATGTTTTCTTTTTTTTATTCATTATTTTTATTAATTCACTTACGCTATATGTATGTTTGTATATCTCTAACTTCATTTCATCTATATTTTCCGCTTCTGTATTTACTGTATCAGTATCTACTTCCGCTTCTACTTCATTTACTTTGATTTCATTTTCTTTTTATTCTTCCTCAATTGGTTTTACTTTCTTTGCTCTTGGCATATCTTATCATTCCTTTCCTTAATTAACTTTAACATTTATATAAATTTCTGTTATAACATCATCTATCTTAGCAGGTCCTCTTCTTGATAACTGAAGTCCATCATCAAATCTTATTTTAGTTTCGTGAAATTCATCTCTTGTCTTCTGCAATTCCTTTAATGCTTCTTCGCATTCTTCTTTATTTGAATAATCATATTTCGTATAGTAATTATCATGATTACATTCCATATATTCTAAATCTAATATTGAGTATTCAAATGTCTTTTTAGGATTGTATGGTCTTACAATAATAATAAAATTATCATTTCTAGCAATAACTTTAAATGTTTTCTTTTGTCCTTTCCATCCTATTCTTGCTTCAGGTATTGCATATTTATATAACAATTCTTTTAATGAATAATCTTTATTCTTTAATATTATTTGTTTTACATCTTCTTCTATTTTTCCATCAGCTGAATATATCTTTTTTAACATTACCATCTCTCCTCATTCATAAACTTTTCTTTCTTGTTTACATTAAATTTTTTATTATCTAATATATTGTGATGATGTACACATACTGTTTCTAAATTACTTTCTATATAAGCTAATTCTGGATTTGTTTCTAGCTCTTTAATATGATGTATGTCAAGTTTCTTGTCATGTTGTTTTATTGTTAACTTTCCTTCTTTTTTACATTCTTGACATTCATTTCCATCTCTTTGCAGTATTCTGTTTGATAAGTTAATCCAGTAAGAGTCATCATAGAATTTCTTCTTGTTACCATCTGCTATTAATTTTGTTATTTGTTCAGCTGTATACATATTTATTTGTCTTTCTTTATTTGTAATTGTACTTTAAAATTATTCATATCTACTTTATCTATACTTTCTTGATATAGCATATATTGATATAATGTTTGTGCTACTATTGTCATGTCTATCTTATCAGCATTTGCTCCATATTCTGCTACTGTTCTAAAGTTTGTTCCTAAATTATTATTCATTACTTCTAATAGATTTTTCATACTTTTCCTCCTTCTCGAAAAATATTGATCTGTAATATCCTTCTATTCCTTTAAATTTTATTTTATCATTTTCTCCTTTTTCGCAAGGACATCGTAGAATTTTTTCTACTATTAATTCTTTGTCTTTAAATATCTTGTCATAATTATAAATCTTTGCAATGTTGTAATCATATCCTTTGAATTTCAGTTTGTCATTTTCTTTGATTGTTTCACCTTTCATTGATAGCTTCTCCATTCATATATATTTTTTGTGCATCATAATTCGAATTTCATTTAATCAAGCACTTTTCTTTAATCATGTAAGGACAAAATACTTTACCTTTTCTAAGATTTATGATCTCTAAAAAAGAACAGTTTTCGCACTGTTCTGGTAATTCTTTCTTTAATCTTCTCATGTTTTCTATATCTTCATACTTTTGTATTTCTTCATTCATATTTATCACTTCTTTACATTCATCAAATACACAGTTTTTACATCTTTTGTTTGCATTTGAGCATATCTTATTATTTATTAAACATTGTATCATACTCTATTCCTCGCGTTCTCTCACATGTTGCTTCATTATTTGTATTAATATGTATTCCGTCGCAATCTTCTTTTAAACAATATCTACACTTCTCTTTTACATGTTCTTGTATTTTTTCTTGTATACTCATAACAACACCTCTTTCATTATATTATAAACACTACTTAATACATATAAATCTCATTATATTCTTTACAGTTAGAATAGTTAGCTAGCTCTTATTCTATACTTAAAGTTTCCTCACTATCAACGTTCATAGATATTTCTTATTCTACTGTCATAATATTTAAAAAAATTTACACACCATGCGTTTACTATTCTTACTTCTTTATTCATGCAATGTATACAATCTTCATCATATGCTTTTGTATAAAATGCTAGTTTATTATCTAAATTTTCATATCTATTTACTATTACTTCTGTTGTTTCTTGTCCTGGTATTGTTACTTCTACTGCTATATCATTCTTCATTAATTTTGCAGTATCAAATATACTTATTAAATTTTCTCTTTTCATTTTTATTCCTTCTTTCTTGCATAATAAAAAGAATAGACATTTAAAACATCTATTCTTTTTTACTCTTTTAAAAATTTTTTATGGACCTTTTTGCTTTTCGACAATTTTACTATTGTTATTATACTATATATTTTTGTATAATACTACGACATTTTTACGACATTTTTACGACATTTATAATTTTACCATTTTTTCAGTCGCTTTCTCTATTATTCTTTGTATGTGTCTTCCGCTTCTCGTCTGATTATATAACTGAAAGTATAACTTATTTCCTATATTTTCAGTCGTTCTTCCTTCTACATAATAAGCTGTTAATATCTCTCTTTCTTTATATTTCAAACCTTCTAATCTATCTTCAACCGCTTCTACTTTTTCTCTTAGTTCTCTGACTTCTTCTTCTAATTCTTCTATTTTATTTTCCAGTTCAATTCTTTTTATGTCGTTTTCTTCTACTTTTCTTGACACTTTATCACTTATTTGGTTTTTACTATGTATATCTTGATTATCTCCATACGAAGATATCATATTCGTATCAGAATCAACATATTTTAATTTTATTCTTGCTGTCTTTAATTCTTTAAGCTTAATATTTAATTTAGCTTTATTTTCTTTATATTCTTTTAACAATTCTATTAATTGACTTTTATTCATTTGTACCTCCTGTTTTTTATTTTTTCTCTTATTAATTCGTCTTTAAAATTATCTAATATGTCGTATACTTTATTTACTTTAACTTGACTTTCTTTTCTTTTTGATACATCTACTAAATCAACACTTTCTAATTCTGTCATTGCTTTTTGTACTGTGTTGTATACATGTTCTAATTTCATTTGTATCACCTACTTCTTTTAGTTATTATCTACATATTCTTTTATATGTTCACAATATTTGCACATTTCATTTTCTCCTTTCTAGTAGTTCTTGTAAAACATATTGAACTAATTCTACTATAGTATAATTTTTTCTATTCATTATATCTTCAAGTTCTTCTGCATTAGATACATCATTTAATTTTTTAATCTTGTCTTCTATTTTTGATTTCGAAATGAAGTTTAACTCAATTGTTTGTGGAGTATAAATATGTGTTTTGTCATATTCTACTTGTTCTTCTAACCTATTATTCTCTTTTAATACTCTTTTATAATCTGATAAAATATGCTCAACTGCTTTGAAAAAACAATAATCTTCATCACTTTCAAAAAATGCCATATCTGCGTTTTCTTTTACACTTTTTATATTTTTTTCTAATATCTCTATATCTTCTTTTATACTATTTTCTTTCACTTAATCAGCTCCCTAATTCTCTTATTTATTATCTTGCTTGCTCTTATTATGTCTTGTTCTATTTCACTTTTTATATATTTTTTAGTGTCCCAGTTATCTTCTTCTACTAATTGCATTTTTTCTAAACTATCTAATATATCAATTAACCATTCTTCTGTTACCGTTCTATCTTTTAGCTTTAATGCATACACTTGTCTTTGAATATTCCATAACATATATCTTTTTCCTATTACTTTTAATGCTTCATCATTTTCTTTCACTATGTATCACTCCTCTCATCTTCTTTAATACAATATATAAAATATACTATGCCTTGCCTTATATAAATAAACTCTTGTTTATCACTAGTTCGTATAAGTCTTCCGTTACTATTTTTACTCATATCTTATTTACTCCTCTCAACTAATATTCACATGTTACCATTCCATTTAATATTAATTCGCACATAAAATCTTGTGCTGTTCTTCTATCACTGTATCTACAATTAGCATTTTTATGTATTCGTGGATCTGTATCTTCCCATTTATTAATATCTATCATTACAGGACTTAAAAATATATATTGTATTCCTCTTGAAAAGCATAGATAATAACAATGATCATAAGGCTTTTTACATTTTTTAAATCCAACTTTTTCAAATTCTTTCATATCTACTATTGGCACTAACATATCTTATTTACTCCTTTACTTCTACAATATTGTTTTCAGGGCAATACCATATTCGCCCATCATCTTGTTTTATATGTACTGTCATATCTCTTCCTGTTGGTTTAAAATGCTTTATTACTACTCCAACATGTCCATCATATGTTGCTACTTTTCTTCCTATTAATGTTTTTAACACATCTATTCTCCTCTTCTTTTAATATTTTTTCTTTTGCTTTATACCAGCTATTATGTATTTTTAATTTACTATTTTGCTCGATATGTTCTATTATTTTAAATAACAAGCATGTATCTTCTTTTAAATCATTTATAGAATTATAAGCCTCTAATGGTGGGTCTACTCTCTTACCACTTTTACTTATTTTAAATATTAATATTGGTTGAAATAATCCGCTTCCAATCATATTGCTTGGATATAACATTTGTAATAATATTCTCCATTCTTCATTTTCTACATCATTTATATGTTTACTTACTATATTTTCTACTACTTCTTCTGTAAAATCATAATATCTGTATCTTCCACTTTCAATTAAGCTTTTATCATCTTCTTTATAATTTAACATATCTATTCTCCTCCTAATGATTCTGGATTATCTGTAATGTTTCCTATTATCTCTGATTTTTCTGCATTATTCCAAGTTGTTATTTTATTAAATCCGTTATTTCCTTTTCTACATAAATAAAAAGCAGTTCCTGTATATTTAACTAAATAAATATTATTCCATTGTATGGATTTTAATATATCTCCGCTCATATATTTCTTTTCCGTTTTTATCGTGTAATCCTGTGTATTGTCCTATTGTCTTAATGTCTACTTCTTGTTCTCCTATACCGCCATAAATATCTATCATCTTTCCAGCTTATAAATGGTACATATTCATCTGCATGATTAAAATTAAAAGATAAATAACCATATACCCATTCTCCGATTATATATTCTTTTTCCTCTAAACTTTATCTCTCTATTCATCTTCTCCTCCTACTTTATCAGTTTCACATCTACAGATTTTATTAACTGTTATAGCGTTACATAAGTCAAAACCTATGATGCTACCATTTGTATAAGCAGATATTTCATACTTTTTACTTATGTTTTCTATTTCTTTTAAAATCATTTCTGCTTTTTCACTATTTAGTTGTAATTTTTCTTTAATCATTTTATTTTTACTCACCTCGTAATTATTTTCAGACTTAATTTTGGATACTTGTATTCAAATAACTTTTGTTTTATTTTAATTACATCTATTTTCAGCGTATCCTCTTTTTAATGCCTCTTCTAAACTTAATTTATTTCTGTTCATCTTCTTCTCCTACTTAATAAAACCACATATTTACTCTATGTTTATAACAATATTTGAACATATTTAACCATAATTGGTGCATATCGTAATAATTCATTTCTATGTAATTGTGTCCTTGCATTTCTACCTTTAAATCTTTCATTACATCATATATTTTTTTACATTCTTTAGGTGTTAATTTTCCATCACAGTCACTATGCCATAAAAATATATCTAAATCATCATTACATAAATTATTCCATTCTTTGATTTCTTCTGGTTGTAGTTCATCTTTGAATGTTTTTTTGTATAATTCTCCTAACCTTTCGTTATAAGCACTTGCAACCTTTTTTCTATATAAGTTAAAAGTTATATATCCACAATGGTAAGTA